AAATGTCGGGCATCATCCTGTTCAACCAATCCTAACCACTAGCCAATGGGGGGCGCTCTTAAAACGGGCGCTCCCCAACTTTTAATCATATGCCACTCAAAAAAGGCTATTCTCAGAAGACGATTTCAGGTAACATCTCACGCGAGATGAAGTCTGGTCGCCCTCAGAAACAAGCAGTTGCGATTGCTCTTTCTGTTGCACGCAAGGCCAAGCAAAAAGCAGGTAAACCGGTTGGAAAGCTGAAGAAATGATTGAGTTTCCCACAATGGTGCATCGATGCCCTGGCCGTCATTCGATAGCCGGTGGAAGCTACGATTACATTGGCGTCAACGACCAACAAGAGCTTGATGCTGTTTTAGCTGCCGGATGGAGCCTGACGCTTCCAGAAGCTATCGAGCGGCACAACAAACTTGAGTTCCTCAAGAAAGAAGCCGCGGCAAAGGTCAAGAGAGCGCAGGAAGAAGCCGTGAATGCGGTTGTCGAGAATGCAGCGGTTCTCATTCAAGAGCTTGAAGACGAAGAGGAGTTTGACGATTCACCCAAACGCAAACGCAAACGATGAGCTACTCCAAGAGGCAGATTGTTGAGCAGGCGTTCGAGGAACTTGGTCTTGCGACCTACGTCTTCGACATGACGCCTGACCAGTTTGAATCTGCCTTGAAAAGGCTGGATGCGATGATTGCGGAGTGGTCTATCAAAGGAATCAACTTGGGGTATCCAATCACCGCGGATCCAGAGAACAGCGAGCTTGCCTCATCGAGCAATGTGCCAACGTGGGCTTCGCAGGCGCTTATCTCAAACCTCGCACTGAAGATTGCTCCCAGCTACGGCAAGTCTCCGAGTCCCGACACCAAGCAGTCAGCAAAGACCGGTTACGAGTCGCTGCTGATTATGAATGCTCGCCCCATCCAGCAGCAGCTCCCGCGGACAATGCCGATTGGCGCCGCTGGCTGGAGATGGTCTGAGCGCACCTACGTTTATCAGCCAGACACAAAGCCTTTGTCTGTGTCCGACAATGGCAGTTTGACCTTCAAGGACACCAATTGATATGGCAATCGAACGACTTCAGAACTACTCACCGGTGAGCGACTCAACGTTGTTCGCCATCAACCAGAACGGTCTCGACTACAACGCCACGGGCCTTGAAGTCGCGAACTACATCGCTGCGAACGCAACGGTTGGTGACGGCAAAGTCATCCAATACGCGGCTCCTACGGCCGGTTCGACCGTGGCTATCAGCGGGACCAGCAACAGCGTCTGGCTCGTCCTGACACCGGCCGCAACGATTGCGACGCTTACCATCACGCTTCCGCTTGCTTCGACGTGCGTGGGCGGGCAGGAGTTGCTGGTGAACTCCACGCAGGCTATCACCACTCTTACAATCGGCGCAAATGGCGGAGCCGTGGTTGGAGCCCCGTCAACGCTTGCTGCAAACGGATTCTTCCGGTTGCGGTTTGAACCCGTTCTTAAAACTTGGTACCGTGTAGGCTAATATGACACTTCCATTCAATCCATCTTACGGCTCAGGCCAGACGCAAACCGCAACTGCAACTTCCGCGCAGTACTCTATCATCGCTGGCACTCGCAGCATCTGCGTGACGAATACAGGCACAACCAATCCGGTTTACGTTCGCCTTGGACAAGGCACGGTGACGGCTACAACCGCTGACTACATCGTCATGCCGAGCAGCCAAGTCTCTCTTGGCAAGTTTGAGGATGACAATGTGATCGCGCTCATCTCGCCATCTGGCACGACGGTGAACTTCATCTGCGGCGCAGGACTGTGATTCGATACATCTCCAGACGCAGGTCGAAGATACCGGCAGGCCCGACGGTAACGCCTCCTGGGCCGCCGCCAACTGCTTTCTACTACCTGCGCCCTGGAGGTGGAACCAATTACTATCTGCGTCCTGGCGGCGTGGATAAATACATCAGACCCTAAAAAATATGCCTGACATCACAGTTTCATCAGACATCGACTCTTTCATGCAGTCCGCCAGCCGGCAGGCTGCGATGGACAACCTTGCTGGCGCAACGACCTCCGGTCAGTACCTTCGCGGGAACGGATCGGACGTTGTTATGTCGGCTATCCAAGCCGGCGACGTTCCTACACTCAACCAGAACACCACCGGCACTGCTGCCGGCCTCAGCGCGACGCTCATCGAGACCTCTGGGGGCACGGGGAAGACGAGCTACACGAACGGTCAGCTTCTTATCGGCAACGCTGCTGGTGGGCTTACGAAGGCGACGCTGACTGGTACAAACAACATTTCCGTAACCAATGGCGATGGGTCTGTTTCGATTGACTTTAGTGCAGGTGCTTACTGGGAGTTTTTTGAGCACTTCATAAGCAGTGCTCTTTCAGGCAACATGGCATTGTCTGTAACCGGTGGAGTAAATACAATTACAAATACAGGGTTTGGCGTCATTTCAATGTCAACTGGGACAGCAGCGGTTGCAAATCAACAAGCTAGACTTAATCAAGGCTCTGATTTTCAAGTGGCGGGAGGTGGGTTTGCGGCAAGGATAATTTTCCGTTTTGCACAAAACGGAGCAACTTGGTTTGATGGCACGCTAACTGGTGCATTGCGATGCGGATGGAGCAGTTCAACAACTGGGGAGGGTTCAAATGGGATTTATTTCCGAGTCCAAAATGGTCAAGGAATTGATTTTGTAACCAGAAGCGGAAATATCGAAACACTTACCTCTACTGGCGTATCGTTTGCTGATGGTGTTTATCGCAACTTGGAAATCTTGGTTAACGGAGCTGGAACTCAAGTAATTGCAAAAATTAACGGAACGACGGTAGCAACTCATACAACAAACATTCCGGTTGCAAGATTAATCTTGTTTGCTCATGTAAACCGTGTTGCGGCAACAGGAACTGCGGTAATAGCAAACATTGATTCCGTGTATTCAAGAATCACGCCAAACACACCGTTCTTTAGCTAATGACTACAATTTACAGAATCGTGCATCCATCTGGTTACGTTGAGTTCATCGACAAGACGGAAGCTGAAAAGTATCGCGACGAGCATCATGCTGGTTGCGAGATTCAAGAACTTGAGAGAGACCTGTCTGAAAATGCCCCGTAAACCCGTATCACTCTCAGTCTCCCGCGGCGAGAAGCTCCCTGTCTCTCAGGGAGCCGGTCTTACTGCGAAAGGCCGCGCAAAGTACAACGCAGCCACAGGAAGCAATCTCAAGGCTCCCGCTCCAAACCCAAAGACCAAAGCAGACGCAGCCCGCAAGAAGAGCTTCTGCGCCCGCATGAGCGGTATGCCTGGGCCGATGAAAGACGAGAAGGGCCGGCCAACCCGCAAAGCAGCAAGCCTCAAACGTTGGAACTGCAGATGAAAAAAGGACTATACGCCAACATCCACGCCAAACGTCAGCGGATTGAAGCTGGCAGCAAAGAACGCATGCGGAAGCCCGGCTCAAAAGGTGCGCCAACCGCAGCAGCATTCAAGGCTTCCGCGAAGACCGCTAAGAAGAAGTAATGCAGATCCCCATCCTCAGTGGAATCTACTGCAACAGCGCCAGTGACTTTAGGCGCTCGTATCCACGCAACCTCGTACCAATCATCCAAGCAAATGGTATCTCAAACGGCTACCTTCGTCCTGCTGATGGCATCGTTGAGTTTGCTACTGGAGTGGGTTCTGACAGGGGGGGAATAGAGTGGAACGGCACGCTTTACCGCGTGATGGGCACAAAACTGGTGTCCGTATCAAGCACCGGCACGGTCACGGATCTCGGGGATGTCGGAGGAAGCGGGCAAGTCACGTTTGACTACTCGTTTGATAGGCTTGCTATTGCTTCCAGCGGGAAGCTGTTCTACTGGAACGGCACAACGCTGACACAGGTAACAGACACGGAACTTGGTACGGTAGTCGACTTCGTATGGGTGGATGGGTACTTCTTCACGACCGACGGAGAGTTTCTCATCACGACGGACATCAACGACCCAATGTCGGTGAGCCCATTTCGGTACGCTTCCAGCGAGCTAGACCCTGATCCGATTGAAGCGCTCATCAAGTTCAAGAACGAGGTCTATGCGCTCAATCGACACTCTATCGAGGTCTTCACCAACATCGGTGGTACGGGATTCCCTTTCCAGCGGGTCGATGGGGCTCGAATCCAACGTGGAAGCGTTGGGACGTTCACCTGCGCGTTGTATCTCGACACAATCGCTTTCGTCGGAGGAGGGAGAAACGAACAGAACTCTGTCTATCTCATTGCGAATGGCAATACCGTCAAGATTGCCACGCGAGAGATTGACCAGATTCTGGCCCAATATGATGAAAGCACTCTTGCTGGTGCGCTTGTTGAGTCGCGCCTGCATGATGGTCTCCAGCACCTTTATATCCATCTTCCAGACAAGACGCTCGTATACGACGGGGCTTCTTCACAGGTGGCACAGGAAGCAGTCTGGTTCATCCTGACGAGCAGCATCGTCGGAGACGGTCAATACCGAGCACGCAACTTCATCTTTGCGTACAACAAGTGGATCTGTGGCGACACTAATACGAACAAGCTGGGCTACGTCTCAAACGAGGTGTCGTCCCATTGGGGAGATGCCAACGGTTGGCAGTTCGAGACTCAGACCATATTCAACGAGAACAAGGGGATGATTTTCCATGAGCTTGAGCTCGTGTCTCTGACCGGCAACGTACCGCTTGGAGACGACCCAACCATCTGGGCTTCCTACTCGATTGACGGTGTTACATGGTCTCAGGAGAAGCCGTATAAAGCCGGGAAGATAGGCTACCGCAGTAAGAAGATAAACTGGCTGCAACAGGGCTTTGTGCGCGATTGGAGCGTGCGCCGGTTTCGTGGCACCAGCGACTCGCACTTGTCAATGGCACGCCTTGAAGCCCGCATTGAACCGCTTGCTTGGTGATGCCGCGAGACCCTTCACAACTTATTCGCCAAGAGCTCGCGCAGTTTCTGCCGAGTCAGAGGGCAATCCGTGCTTTTGAGAAGATTTTTGACATTATACCAAATGTCGTTGATAGCAATGAATTTGCTTCAGGTAATGCGCTTACAACAGCTCAAGAAGCCATCGACAGCATCAACCGGCTCTCTACCGCTCTTGAGCTTTTGGCTACGGCTCCTGAGGTTTCTGGCACGGTTACCAGCGATGTTGCCGAACAATCTTCAGATACGCGTGTTGACGACCTTGTGCAACAAGTTGCACTCCTCTCGCAAGCTCCGCCGCCTGAACCAGCAAAAGTCCCTCGGTACGGCACCTTCTACGACACGACAACGCAGACGGCGGCTGCCATTAACACCGCGTATGCGCTCACTTTCAACACGACTGACCTGAGCTTCGGTGTACGCCGCGGAACGCCAACAAGCCGCATCTACGTTGACTCAGAAGGGGTCTACAACTTCCAGTTCTCACTGCAACTCGACAAGGGGTCAGGCGGCGTTGGTCTCTTCTACCTGTGGGCACGTATCAACGGTGTCGACCAGACCAACTCGGCAACCCAAATACGAATCCAAGGAAACAATGCAGAAACTGTTGCAGCGTGGAACTTCGTGTATAAGATGAACGCGGGAGATTACTTTGAGTTGGTCTGGTCTGTTGACACGATAGACATCACCATTCAAATCTTTGCCGCAGCCCCACCGGTTCCAGGCATTCCATCCGCAATTTTGACCGTAACAAACAACATCTCCTGACATGGTAACGATCAAGAACATCATACCGCGCAAGCAGGCTGAGGCAGCGCAGACAACGCAGTACACCGCCAGCAACTGCAAGTGCATTATCGACAAGTTCACGGTGACAAACACGAGCGCAGCCAACGTGACGTTTGCTGCCAACCTTGTAGCCTCAGCTGGAACGGCTGGAGATTCAAACTTGGTGCTCAAGGCAAAGACGGTTGTCCCAAACGAGACCTACACCTGTCCTGAGCTTGTCGGGCAAGTGCTTGAGGCCGGTGGATTCATCTCAACGATTGCTGGCGCAGCCACCTCACTCACCATCAGTGCTTCTGGGAGGGAAGTGACGTAGGACGATGGAGTTTCAGCGTGAAATCTTTACCGAAGAACTTGGAAATGAAGGCAAAGCTCTCATTGACATTCATCACGCAGAAGTTTCCGGTGAAATCGCGCATCTTCCAGCACGCATTCCATATCAAAAGTACGCCTCTCTTGAAGAGGCTGGAGTCTTACGGTTATTCACAGCAAGACACGATGGGAGGCTTGTTGGGTACAATGTGTTTGCGCTTGTTGAGCACCATCAACATGAAGTGCTTTTCGCATCACATGATACCATGTTCCTTCATAAAGATTTCAGAAAAGGGACAACTGGAATCAGATTCCTCAAGTGGTGCGATGAACAACTCAAGCAAGATGGAGCAAAGTTCATCACTCAGCACTCATCAACTTCAGTTGATCTTGAAAACCTTTTCATAAGAATGGGATACAAGCTCGCTGAAAAGGTGTACTTAAAAGTATTGTAATTATGGGTATTGAAACAGCAATATTAGGAGCAGGAGTTCTTGGGGCTGGGGCATCTATTTATTCTGGTTCAAAAGGAGCCTCCGCGGCAAAAAGCGCAGCGGCGACACAAGCCAGGGCGCAAGATAGTGCTGTTGCTGAACAGCAAAGGCAGTTTGACACCATCCGTCAAATCCTTGCGCCATACGTTCAGGCAGGAAGCCCTGAGTTAACGCAGCCATACATTCAAGCTGGGCCTGGGGCTATCCGCGGACTGCAAGCAATTGCCGGTCTTGGTGGCGAACAGGCTCGTCAGCAGGCTTTATTCGATGTTCGTCAGTCTCCGCAGTTCAGGATGCTTGCGGATGTCACGCAGCAGAATGTTGACGAGTATGCACGCAACCGAGCACAGGAACTTGCAAAGCTCCAAAAGCAACAGTCTTACATCAATCCGTCAGTAACGGTTGGAAAGGGCGAAAACAGGGCACTTGCAATCCAACAGGCTCAAGAGGACATCACGGCCAAGTTCAATCAGGAGACTGATGCCGAGGTTCGCGACCTGATGTCGCAAGGCTACGCGCAGCAACAGGCGCTTCTGAAGCCTGTGCTTGAGAGCGGCAAGTACGACGAGATGGGTCGCCAGATGCAGGAGCAGGCAATCCAGCAAATCGAGCAGGGCCCGCTTTTCCAGCAACTCGCCCAGCAGGGAGAACAGGCTATTCTTGCGAATGCATCGGCTACCGGAGGACTCCGCGGCGGTAACGTGCAAGCGGCTCTTGGGCAGTTCAGACCGCAGTTGCTCAATCAGCTTATCGAGCAGCAGTACGCACGTCTTGCCGGTCTTGCCAACGTGGGGCAGACAAGTGCTCAGAGTCTGCTTGGAATAGGTCAGGCGTCAGCAGCTGGGCAGGCTGCATCCGCGGGACAAGCTGGAAGCGCAATCAGCGGACTTTTGGCAAGCCAAGGCGCAGCGCAAGCAGCTGGACAGGTCGGAGCAGCGCAAGCGTTCGCTCAGGGCTTAAGTGGAGTAACGGGAGCTATCGGTGGTGGTATTCAGAACTACATGCTTCTCAATGCTCTTGGAAGCGGTGGGACAGGAGGTGGTTTGTTTGGTGGATCTGGAGGTTTTGGACAGGATGCAAGCCCAACTTTCATGTCAACAAACGTCCCAAGCACTTTAGGATAATATGGCTGAGTTCAACTACGGTATCACCATCCCACAACCAAACACCTCTGGGTTCGGCGGTGGACTG